CTAGCTAGAGTGTCAATCGATCGATGCAGGTCTAGCTGTACTGTCAGCTCAGCTACGAGATCATCGATGCAGACGTACGTAGCTGTACATCGATCGATGCTCAGACGTACGTAGCTGTACATCGATCGATGCTCAGACGTACCAATGCGCCGAAATGAAAGAATATAAAGACTTATAAAGACTTATAAGGCAATATAAAAGCCCCACAATCGTGGGGCTTTGCTGTTCTTAGAGGCTGTTCACGGCATTGTAGAATTCCTGCGCGTCCTCGGCCTTCTTAAATTTCAGGGGCAGTGAGCGCAACGCACTGTATTTCCATGTGACCGTGCGCTTCTTCAACACCACGCCCTGCAGGTCGCTTACCTGGTATGCTTCGGTCTTCTTGTACCGGTGCAGATACGTGGTGCCCATATCCACTTCCAAGCGATTCGCATAAAGCCGGATAGCTAAGAACAGTGGGTGGGCGAGCCTATCGCACTCATAGATAGCGCCCGGCGCGGGCTGTGGTCGTTTCGCCATGATTACTCCCTTCTCTTTTTTGCCTTGATTCTATCTCGCTCAGATGATGCTGACACGCTCGGCCATGACTTGCCGGAAGTCTCCGAGGACTTGTGTCGTTATGTCGAGTTCATCATGTTGGCACGGAATCATCTGTACATTCTTTTCAAGAGCGCCTAGCCGATTTTTGCATCGAGAAACGCATGATCGCCATCGACATAAGCCCGCTCGATCAACTCATGCGTATCGGCGTAAAGCAGATCGTTGGACGGATACTCCTTCGCCATCTGACTTTGGATGTCCTGATCGGAAAGCGACGGGTCAAGAATCTTCGCCATGATGGGGAATACGCTGTCGATCTCATCATGTGGCCCATCGACGTAGACGCGGATCATATCGTTCTCCCCGTATCCGAGCACTGCCCCGTAGACCAGCACGTCCACTGACGATTGGCCCAGTCTCCCGTGGAGAGCGTCTGCGGTGGAGAAAGCGCCGGTGCGATACTCCGTCCGATAATAGGGGCCGGTCGAATCGCTCGGCGTGAATTTCTCGACGTCGGTTATCTGCGTCGAGGAGTTCGCGTTGAACTCGTCCACAAAGCTCTGCGCCGTCTTCTCGTCTTCCTGTTGTTGTGGCTTCGACTGCTGCGTGCTGACGTCCGGCGTCTTGGCCGTCGTGGAATCCGGCTCCTGCTGCTTCCGCAGCTACAGGCCGTCGCCAGGAGAAGCGTCGCAGCTGTGATGGCAATGATTTTTTTACGCATTGAAAACCTTTTCTTTGGTATCGCTAAAGGTGATTCGTCCGTTAGGTGAGACGTTGAGCATGGCTTGGTAGTCCGCAAGCACCTGCATGGTCACGTTCAGCTCGTCTGCTATCGACCATAGGTCATCGTCGTACATGTGTTCGAGCAATGCAAGCTCGGCAGGATCGACGAGCGTGAGGGCGGTCTGCGTTCTCGCCCGTCGCTCCTGCTTCGAACGATTGTTTGAACAGCCGGTGTCGCCATGCTGCCAATGCAGCAGCTCGTGTACGAGGGTGCAGCGTTTGGCCGTATACGTGAGCCGACGATCGATGAGGATGACATGATTCTCGTCGTCATAGCAGCCCCATAGTCCGTTCGGCAGGATGGCGCTGGATACGGTTACGGGCAGTCCGACAATGGCGCGGCGCATGGCACCGTAGGTCATGCGCCGGTCGATCGGCAGGTCAGGCAGGCTCGTCGTAATCCGGCCCAGCCTCTCCATTGATTGCCTCCTGCTTGCCATGAGCGTTATAGGCGGCAAGACCATAGCCGCCAGACCGCACCTTCGCTTCCGCTTCCTCAATCGCATGACGCCTCGAATTCGTCACGATGTCTTCTGCCGATATGCCGCTGGCATTGCTGATTCGTTCCAGGTCGCCGATTGTCAGAGGGCGGCTGAGATTCGCGTGTTTGTACCAGTAATCGCGGCTGAAGCCGCAGGCTTTCGCGAAATCGGCGACGGTCATGCCGCTGGCTTTCTGGATCCTTATGCACTCGTTCATTATCTGTGTGGCGAGTGGGGTCATTTCATTTGCTTTTCGTCCCATATCCATCATTATAGCCAAATAAATACCCAATTGTGCCCAATTTGTGAAGATGTGTATAAATGAATACATAGATGTAGTTAATTAAATACACTGTGAAGTATCGAAAGGAACGCAGACATGATGAGTGTAAAAAAGACCAAGACCCCCGACCACTACCCGTGCGGCCACATGCGCGGCCCCGGCTGGCACGACTGGCGCGCTGCCTCACCAAGCAGGGAATCGAGGAGGATGAATGGCCGGTCTGACGGAAACAGCCAGCAGAAACCTCAAAGCCGAACTCGCCAGACGCGACAAGACACGTGCCGACCTTGCAAACGCTTGGGGATGCACCCTCAAGACCGTCGACCAAAGGCTCAATGGAAGCATCTCGATGACCATCAAGGAAATCGAAGAAGCCGCACCGGTCTTTGACATGGACTCCATGCAGCTGCTCATGCTCCTCATCCAGCCGATTGACAGCATCAAACAATTCAAAGCCTAAGGAAACCGAACATGAGCCAGTTGCTTAACCCGCCGGCACCACCAGAATCGAGGAAAACCATGAAACCAAGAATCGAACTCATCGCCACCGGCTACGCCATCCGCATCCAGGAAGACAAGATCATCGAACTCCACGCGGACGGCGAGGTCCTTGCGGACATCCCCGAAAGCACCCTCGACAACTTCGCCTACACGCTCAACGACGACCTAGGGAACATGCGATGAGCCAATCATTCGAACTGCGAATCATCGAGGACGGCACGCACAGCAGTGACCACAGCTGCCTCATCGGACTCAGATTCGACATGGCAGGCGGATACCAGGAACACATGCTCAACAAAACCGACCTCATGAACCTCCGCCGCGAAATCGGACTAACACTCAAAGAACTCAACCAGAAGAAGGACAAGAAATGAACATCTTCCAACAGCGAGAAAAAATCATCGAAGACCTCATCACGGCATGCAAGGACCTCGACGAAGAGAAAACCAACACCTGCTCAGCCAACTCACGGAACTCGACAAGTCAGCCGAACAGAAGCCACTGCCCGAAGAGCCGAAGGAGCGGGGCTTCTATGTCACCGCGAATGATGGTCGGCTCCTGCTTAAGGACATCGATGATGACTGGTCGGTGCGCACATATGATAACTTGGCTAAGTGCATCTGGAATGGCGGTAGACAGTATGCAAAGTGGCCGGAAGTCTGCGCCCAGCTCCCGCCTGAAGCATTCCCACTCAAGCGAGTGAACACTGGGAGCGACGATGACTGACCATGATTACTGGCTTGAAGACATGCAAGCAATGAAGAAGCGGAAGAAGCCGAACTACCTGCTGCGCCGCATCCTCTTCACACTCGTCAGCATCGGCCTCATCTCCAGCCTGACCATCATGCTCACATGGCATGGCGGCAGCATGAACGCCGCGCTCATGGTGGAAGGCGTGTACATCGCCACCGCATTGTGGCTGATCGTCAGATTCGCCCCACGCGACTAAAAGACTTCCCACCAGCCGACAGTCCAACAAAACAAACCAAATTAGGGACGTTTTGCGCGGACATCCACGTTCACTCATGTCGGCTGGCGGGGACACATAACTGAATATCGATTATTATCCACGCGCCGACCATCTCTCTGCCGTACATACACTGTCGGCGCACTGGTTGGGCGACGGTTCGCCCGCCCAAGGATTCCAATCTCTTCTCTCTCTATCAAAAAACGCAGGCGCTCCGGTGCCTGCAAACCCTTTCAAGTCCGCCTGACGGCTTCAGTCACCGTCGGCCACGCCACCGGCCGTGAACACGTTCAGGTCGTGTTCCAACGATCAAAGGGGCGCTCGGAATCCAAGGACGGCATCGGTTCGACACCGATACCAGCCACTCAGCCCATCCACTCAGCCCCATCCACTCGTCATGGTGGGGCACCACAACGCCAACAAGCAAAGGAAAGCAATGACCAGCAAGGAAAGCAGGACGCTGAGATTCACACTCTCGGCCGAAGTCATCGGAAATGAGAACGCCACCCACTCGATCATCGGCGAATTCATCGTGCCATTAGGTGCATCCGATGACCTGGTATACAGCGTCAACCTGCCCGGCGGCAGACTCGGCGAATGCACCGCGCTTGCCGCCCGAATCGCATGCCAGTCCATCGACGTTGCGCTCAAAAGGCATATCGAACGCGGCGGCAGCGACACTGTGGAAATGGTCGACGGCCTCCACATCGACCCCAATGGGAATCTTCAGGACGCCGGCCATGAGTGACCTTCTCACACCAAGCGAGCTGGCGGACACGCTCGGCATGAGCACGCGCACCCTGGCGAACTGGCGCAGCACAGGCAAAGGCCCGCCATACGTGAAGATCGGCGTGGAACCACCGGAAGGCCATCAGGACAGGCGCAAAGTCAGATACCAGCGTGCCGTGGCCGAGCGTTGGGCCACAGCACACCAGTACACGAGGACGGTGGCCAGATGAAAAACGAAACGTTCATTCCAGTGACACGAGTTAAAAGCCGTCCGAACGTCACAAGCGACGTGAAAGCACGCGTCGACACCGGCAAGCCGACCCTCACGCAGCAAGGAATCGACGTGGACAAGTTCATCAGCGACAACCACGCGCTGATTCAACGCTTAAGGAAATGAACACATTGAAACACGAATATGCCGCCGACGAGCTTCGAGAGCTCAAAAGCATTTACGACGAGTCCGGCGAAGCGGGATTGAGCCGTGACGAAATGCGGGCCCTGCGCAAGGCCGGACTCGTCACACAAGACCTACCGCCAGAGCCGAAGAAGCCGCATGAGGATACTCTGGCCGACTATCAGGCCGTCAGCAAGCCCACGGCGGAACCGTCGAAACGGGCCCTCATACTCGCGCACTGCAGAAACCGCATCGACCAAGGCCAACCGTTCGACGGCAAGGAAACCGCCGAAGCGCTCGATATAAGCCAGAAAACAGCCGGCAACATCATCGGCCAACTCCGCAAGGAAGGACTGCTACCGGCCTTCGACCAGCATTCCCCCCGCAAAACACGGAAAAACGCCACAACCGGAAAGAAGAAAGAAACCATGACCACCACATCGAAACTCACAGCGGACAAAATCACCGCAACGAAACTCACCCCGAGCGACATCACCCCCGTCGGAACCATCATCGTCGGGCCACAAGCCACAGCCGATCCGCGCATCATCATCGCAAACGCCTTGGTCGGCATCTTCGACGCGGTGAGCGCCTTGCAGCGCACCGCGTTCCAAGCCAACGACAAGGTGGTTTACGGTTTCGCCACGAAACTGCTCACCGGCGAATTGATGGACATCAAAGCCAACTACAGCAAGGATGTGGCGAAGTGAAGCTCCATTTCGATAGCGAGAGCGGCGTTTTCACCATCAAGCCAGAGTCCAAGGCAGAAATCACCAAGCTCAGGACGTCCGCGTTGGGCATCGCCAATCTGCTGGTCGATTATTTCGACGCCGACATCATCAAAGCAGACATAAACAAGCCAAGCAATCAGCAGGGAGCCTGAAATGAAGCGTATTCCACTCAAGGATACGGAACGCTACACGATCGAGCGCTTCCGGCAGTGCAAGAAGACGGAACGTCATCTCGCGTGGCTGAAGAGCCGCAAGGCCGGTGTGGGAGGTTCGGACATGAGCACGATTCTCGGCCTGAACGCTTTCAAAACGCCTTACGAATTGTGGCTTGAGAAGACCGGCCGCGTGGAGCCGGAGGACATTTCGGACAAGTGGGCGATCGTCAAGGGCAATGCCCTGGAAAACGAGCTTCGTAAGCGTTTCCGCGCGCAGCATCCGGAAATGATCGTCACAGACGGCACCGACAAGCAGTTCATCAGCCGCGAGAAGACATACCTGCGCGCTTCCCTTGACGGCATCCTGCAAGGGGAGGACGGGAGCTTCGGAATCCTCGAAATCAAGACGGCGGGTGGCCGTAGAGCTGGGGACTGGCATGACGAGGACGGAAACCTCCGAATCCCGCCCTACTACCTCGCTCAGGTCGAATTCTACGCACTCGTCACTGGATGGACGTGGGGATACGTGTACGCCGCCATCGGAGACGACGAGCCGGTAGAGATCCCGTTCCAGGCCGACGTGGAAGATATGGCCGCGATCGACAAGGCCGCAGCCGACTTCTGGCATTTCGTCACAACCAACACGCCGCCGCAATTGACCGGCGGCGACGTGCAGAAGGCATTCCCGGAACCCACGCCGGACATTGTGGACGAAAGCGACGACGACGACCTGTACGACCTGCTCGCAAGATACGAGAGCGCCACCGGAATGCTGAATGACATGAAGTCCGCTCAGAAGGAATTGCAGGAGCAGATCATTCTGCGCATCGGCTCGCACACCGGCATCAAGTGCGGGAATTTGCAAGCCACCTACAAGCCGATGACCCGCAAGGAATACACCGTCAAAGCCACCACCTACCGCAAATTCGCGCTCAAAACCATCGAAGAAAAGGAGCAATAAAAATGGGAGCAATCGCACAGCAGGCGCAAGGGCAGCAGTTACAGCCACTCAATCCGAAGGGCAAGCTCAAGCAGCTTGTGGAGCATTCATGGCCGCAGATCGCACGCGTCATCGGCGGCAACCTCGACAGCGAGGCGCTGTTGCAGATGTGCATCAGCAGCATCAACCGCACACCCGCCTTGGCCGACTGCACGCCGGTCAGCGTCCTTTCCTGCTTCATGCAGTGCGCGGCACTTGGCTTGCGCCCATCCGACGTGGATGGATTGGGACAGGCGTACATCCTGCCTATGGCAACAAGAACTATGCCACGGGGGAGAAGCAGGCCACCTTCGTCATCGGCTACAAGGGCATGCTGAAACTGTTGGAGAACAGTGGAATCTACGCGCAGCCGCGAGCCGTCTACGAGGATGACAACATCAAGCTCAAGCTTGACGAAAATGGCGTGCCGACCATCGAATGCCCGGACGAGGTGAACGTGGACGCCGACCACAGCGAGGACAAGCTGAAATTCGTGTACCTCTCCGTCCAGCTGCCGAATGGCGGACGATACGCCGACTACATGTCGAAACGCGACCTGCTCGAATACCGCGAGAAGTACGCGCCACGTAATCGCAGCCGTCAGATCACCGGCCCGTGGCTGAAGAACTTCGTGGAGATGGCGAAGAAGACCATCATCCGCCGCAGTTTCAAATATCTGCCGGTCAACATCGAGGCGAAGAAGGCCGCGAGCGTGGACGAGACCACACCGGATTACAGCGACGTGTTCCAGCCGGTAATCACCGATTCGACTGATGACGTGACCGCCGAGGTCATGGACACCGACACTGAGGCCGATTCGGAAGCAAAGGATGAGTGATGGCCGGAGAAACCGTAATCACCGTGGTGGGCAACCTCACCGCAGATCCTGAGATGCGCACGACCCGTAATGGTTCCACGGTGGCGAATTTCAGCATCGCGGCCACGCCGAGAGTGTTCGACAAGCAGTCGAACCAGTGGGTTGACGGGGACGCGCTGTTCCTGCGCTGTTCCGCCTGGCGTGACCTTGCCACTCATTGCGCGCAGAGCCTGAGCAAGGGCATGCGCGTGATCGCTCAAGGCCGGTTGCAGCAGCGTTCCTATCAGGCGCAGGACGGTTCCAACCGTACCGTCATCGAAATGACCGTGGACGAGATCGGCCCATCGCTCAAATATGCGACGGCTCAGGTGCAGCGTCAGCAGCATGGCAACGGTGGTGGCTTCCAGGGCAATAATGCGGGTGGTTTCGCCGGTGGCGCTAGGGATCAGCAGCCCCAGCAGCAGTCGCAGGCTCCGGCCGATGATCCGTGGGGCGCTCCGGCTGGAGAGCCTGATTTCTGATGCGTGAGTGGATTGAGCCGCCGGACGTGCTGCCCACATGTCCGATTCATGGGTGCGCGCTGTATCCGGCGCGCCCCATCCCATGCCCCGAATGTGAGGCCGAAAGCGAAGACCATTACGCGGACATTGGCGATGCCGACATTTGGATTTTGGAGGACGAATGACGCAGGAAACCACCATCGACGTGCCGAAGGCCTACTGGTGGACCCAGAACAAGCGTGGAGACTGGCGGGCGAAATACCGGCGCACCAGCGTCGTGAAAAGACGCGCCTACCTCACCTACCGCAGTCTCATCAACAGCGGCAAACTCAAGCCGCCAACCAAATGGCCGGTGCACGTGACAGCATCATCCACCCATTGACCCACGGACGCTTCGACCCGGAAAACGCGGCCCCAATGGTCAAGGCGATACTCGACGGCATCACCCAGTCAGGCTACTGGCCTGACGACAACGCGGAATACGTGCTCGGCCCGGACTACCGGCTAGGCGAGCCAAGCACCGAAAAAGGCGTCTACCACATCACCATCCGAATCGAAGAGGAAGAACACTAATCATGGCGACGAACGTGAGTGAAAAAGACAAAGCATTGCAGGAAGTCATCGACTGGTGTGAGCAGCGCGAGGTTGAGGGATTACGGCTTGCCAATGCTTTGCTGCAGAAGCATGACTTGGCTGCTTATGCAGTGGTCAAAGCTCAAATAGACGCATATCACAAGACCGCCGAACACTGCCTTTCCATGCTTGGCTACACCGGCTCGATGCCTTCCGAGGTGCCTAACCAAAGCGAGGACGCGAAGGAATAGTTATGTGGTTCAAACGCAAATACAACGAATATGGGTGTCCAATGTGCGGCAGACTACCCAAAATCGTTAAGAGCCATACACAGGATGGGGATTACATCAAGTCGATATACCGGCTCCAATGCCCCAGAAAACACCTCTCTACAAACTGGTACAGCGACCCTATGGATGCAAGCATCAACTGGAAACACGTCGTGAACGAATACAAGAGGAAGGACACGAAATGAGCAGTCAATACAAGGTGTGCCCGCTGTTTTGGAATGAAAGCGGCGACTGCTATCGCTTAAGAAACCAGAATGCGATTGAAGAGCTACTGAACGATGGTTGGAAGATTTCACGGGTGGATACCATGCCGCCAACGGAATTGCGTGATAACGCCGTCACAGCGACGAACGTCTACATCCTTGAGAGGGAGGCTAATGATGATTAGCCAATACGACAAGGACATGTGTTGCCTGTATATCGCTGAGGGAATGAACTACATCTGGCAACAACGAGGGAACCAAGAGCTTCCCCGAATACTTGAATCATTGGCCGATAGGAAGCTCATGAAGCGTGTCCATGGCGGGTATGCGATCACACTCAAGGGCCTGTTGGCAGTCAAGGTGTGGAGACTTCACCTGTTCCTGTTCCATCACGATGAATACAAATACTTCAGGAGGAAGAAATGAGCAGGGCTGAAACCACCGCCATGCTGTCCAAGCTGGTCGAGAAGAGGTTGAAGAATCGCGTGAGCTATTGGGCTAGCGAGGTTAACTTCGACCTTGGAACACCACGGAACAGGCGCATCGACTACATCGGATTCAAGCCTTTCACGCCCGGCTACGTGCTCGAACCAAGCAGTGTGGAACTCGGCACTTTCTCCTGCTATGAAATCAAGTCATGCATGCTGATTTCAAATCGGGTCACGGGCTGACGTTCTACGGTGACGAAAACTATCTAGTCACCACGCCTGTACGACGTGTCCTATGGAGACAAGCGGAATAGCTACAGGCGGCGTCCGGCGAGTGAGATGCTGTACGCATGATCGAAGCGAACGGAAAGAGGACGAATTGAGCATCCTGCTTGACGAGGCCAACGTTTACGAGCGTGGCATGGATGATGATTTGACTTTTCAGACGGTTCGTGAGCTTGCCGGTACAGCGTACATGGCCGGACGTTCCGCTCCACCAACCGACGCCGAGGTGGAGGCCGTGGCGAAACGGCTCTGCTGGAACAGCTGCAAGAAGTGGGATCATCGAAAGCGACTATGTGGCGAAGGACGAAGACGATGCATGGGATTACGCCGGTGAGATTCCCGGCTTCCATGAGGAATATATCAGACAGGCCGAGGAAATGCTCGAAATCGCACGGAAGGCGGTAAACGAATGAGCAAGACGATCCGATATGTCGAGTGCGCCCACTGCGGCGAGACGGTGGGCAGCTATTACGTCACCTGCCCTTACTGCGGGTATCGGCTGGTGGACGCGAAGCAAGCCGTAATGATGGGTTTGTCATGGTGACGCTTGACCCGCCACCGGACTTGGTGGAGATCGCCGAAGCCTTGGATGCGATGGCGAAACCACACGTGGGAAGCGGCTGGGCGAACACCAACTACACCGACCTGCCCTGCACCACGCCACGGCAGGAGGCCATCTGGATGGCATACAACGGAATCACAAGAGGGGAGGATTGATGGCAAGGCGCGGATACGTGCAATTGGCCAATGGCTTCTATCTCAACCGGAAGGTACGCCGTTTACGCCGTACCATCCATCGGCCATCAGCGCCTTCGTCATCATGCTTTCCTACTGCGGCGACAACCTCACGGACGGTTATGTGGACTCGGACACGGCGGAATTCGTGCTCGACATCACCACACAGGAGCTTGACGCTTTGCAGCAGGTCGGATTGATCGAGGCCGTGGATGGCGGCTATGTCATCCACGATTACCTTGAGCATAATCGGAGCCGTCAGCAGGTGATGGCCAAGCGCAAGCGTGAGCATGACCGGTATTCTGCTGGCAGTCTGCCGGCAGAAAGTGCGCAGACTGCCGGCAGAATCGAAACAGAATCGGGACAAACACCAGAACACCAGAACACCAGAACCCAAAAGAAAGATGAAGAAGAATATTCTTCTTCTTCATCCAAAGAAATCGGGCTGAACGACTTCGAGCTGGTCAGGGAGAAAGCCCACGCCAATGCCGCCATAATCCGCGATTACCCGAATCTCGACCTGTCGGACGCGTGGAATGCCTTCGCCGCTCGCCACTACGGCGAGACACGCACCGTCAACGACTGGTGCCGCCAATGGAAAGGCTGGTGCCAACGCAGAGCCAACATGAGCGGCATACCACCCTCGAAACCACACAAGCACACGTGGAAATGCTCTCACGTGCTCGAAGCGCTAGGACGCGACGAAGAAACAGCACAGGCAGACGAAAAGGCCTGCGAATTAGCCGACAGACTCAACAAGGAGAAATCATGAAACACGACGAACAGGTAACCATGTGCAGCTTGGAATCGGAAACAATGTACAGCCTGGAATGGTTGAGACACGAACGCCGCAAGGCATGGAGCGAAGGCTACGCGGCCGGATGGAAGGACCAGGAATGCGATTTCCCGCCACACACCACAGAAAACCCATACAAGGAGTAGTCAAATGAAGAAAATACTCGAAGACATGATCATCAAGTGGCATCAGGCCGGTTACGCGCTTGACGAGATCGCGCCGCTCGTGCCGCAAGTCCCGAAAGCCGCAATCGCCGCACTCATCCGCCAGCACGACAAGGAGACACGACTTTGACCGATTGCAAGCACTGCCGGAAGCCCATGAAGCCGGTGTCCGCGAATCTGCTCTGCGCCAGCTGCCGAGAAAACTACTGGCAGCTCATCCGCCAACTCGGACACGTCCAACTGCCCGCCCTGCGAAGCATCATGCTCAAACAGGCCCACATCGGACCCACGGGCCACGCGCCAAACAAAGGCAACGCGCCAATACCCATCGACACGAGAGCGCAAGCCCTCATCACCGATTCCGAAGCGTGGCTCGCCGAACAAGCAGGCAAAATCAACGCACGCTACAGCAATTTCCCGTGGGACAAGGCATGGAAGAAGATCACGGCCAACAAACACACCATCCTCAGCATGAGCACCGCAGCAGACGATTACGCAGCCCTGGAACACATCAGCCGACGCAACGAGACGGCCTTGACCCCAGAAGAGGCAATGGTCATCATCGGCACATGCCCACAATGCGGCCACCAAGCCACCAGCACGCCACAGGCCGACGAATGGACATGCCCGCACTGCAAATGGCAAGGCGGAGTCCAAGCCATCAAAGCCACCCGCGACAACAAACTCTGGCAACTCGAATACACCGGAAAACCAGTCGAAGTCGCAAGATACCTCTCCAAAATGGACATCCACTGCACAAGCGACCAGATCCGCCAATGGCTCACCAGAGGCAAACTCCACGCCACGCCGACAAAACACAAAGGAGAGTACGTGTTCAACCTCGGAGAAATAACCGCCATGCTTGACTGTCACAATTAAAATGCTATACTGTCGTACAGTAGTAAAATGGTTCAGCCTGAAAGGGTTGGACCATTATTCATATCAAGCTTCGGTAGCTCAGTGGCAGAGCACGAGGGATAGCACAGATACCAGAGGACGGATACCTTACCGGCCATGGCTTCCATGATTCTTTGAATGCCCGTGATAAGAGACAGTGCCCCTCATCGACGTGGGTTCGACTCCCACCCGAAGCACCAAAGGCGGTGAATCAATGTCAGGAAGAACGCGCAAGACAAGCCGCCAATTCGAAAAAGACAAGGCCGCATTCTTCAACCAATGCAAGGCACAGCATGCGGTCTGCTGGTTGTGTGGCATGCCAATCGACTACAACGCAGTCAAGAACACCACAGATGACTCATTCAACCTAGATCACATGTTCCCAGTCAGCAAGCACCCGGAACTTCAATTCGACCCAGCAGGCTTCAAACCATCACACACCAGCTGCAACCGCTTGAGAGGCAACCAAGACCCACCAGCACCAATCGGAACACTAAGCAGGCAATGGATTAAGACAGCATGAGCAAGGAGACAGCAATGCAACAGCCAGTCAACCTAACACTCACCGCAGAAATTAACGACAAGACATTCCCAATCAGCAGCTTCACGGTCAACATTCCAGTGCACGTCAACAGAACATACCGCTACGAGGTCATCGACTCCGAGCGTGCCATCGCCAAGCTGATGCCACCAAGCACAAACGAACTCATCAAACGCTTCAAAAACGCAATCAACGCATTCCAAACAGCATTCGAAACCGACCCAAACGGGGTAGGGGCGGTGAAATCGTAAAACCAACGAGATGGGGGTCTACGTCCCGCGTGGTTGGTCTTCCTCTCCCCGACGAGTGAAATTGTTGGCGGGTCGCGCGCGATGGCAGATTAGGGGGTGTTTTCGATGAGTGCGAAGTTTCCGAGTCGGAATGTGGCGGAGGCGTTGGAGCGTTCGTTGAAGAACGCTGACCTCAAGGCTGTGAATTCTGCTGTTGTCGCTGCGGCTCGCGTGTTGGCTGAGCGTATCGATTATCTGACGTTCTCCGGTTTTGTCGATGAGAACGGCAAGCTCGACAATGTGTCGCTGCCGACGTTCCTGAAGTATTGCCAGAGTCTCGGCCTTACGGTGGATGCGCCTGCTAAGGTTGGTCGGCCTGCGAAAGCGAAGCCTGAGCCGAAGTCCGAGGAGTCAAAGAGCGGCAAGGTTATCGCGATGGACGAGTTCATGAAGCGTTTCGGCTGAGGAGGTTGCGATGGCGCTGAGAATCTTACGGTTTTCGGCGCCATTGATGATGAGAGGCATGGTGTGACCCTGCCGCGTATTTATACTCCGCCGCTTCGTCCCTTGGATAAGAACACTTCTAATGGCTTCGCTGTGATCGCGTTCGCGAGATCATGCTTCACGTGCATCTCTACCCGTGGCAGCAGTGGCTGCTCGTGCACGCGTTGGAATTGCTGGAGGACGGCTCGTATCGTTTCCGCAAGGTCATCGTGCTTGTGGCCCGTCAGAATGGCAAGACCACGCTGATGGGCGTTTTGGCCGCGTGGTGGCTTTTCGTGGACTCGAACAAGCATCCTGATCGTGTGCCGCCGGTGAAGTTTCTGGTGGTGGGCGCCGCTCAGACGCTTGATAATGCGAAGGGGCCTTACAGTCAGGTCAAGGAGTGGTGTAATCCGCGTCCTGAGACTGATGAGGAGTCCGATCTGGTGGTGCCCGAGCTTGCGGGCATGACGCAGAAATTCGTGAACACCAACGGCGAGGAAGCCATCGTGTTGAAGTCGAAGGCGAGATACATTGTCCGTGCTGACAAGAACATTCGTGCGAAGAGCGCGGCTCGTGTGATTTTCGATGAGCTTCGTGAGCAGCATAATGATGATGGCTGGAATGCAGTCTCGCAGACCACGAAGGCCGTGTGGAGTTCGCAATTGTGGGGCATCAGCAATGCTGGCGACTATCGCAGCGTGGCATTGCGCAAGCAGGTCGATAAGGGTCGTAAGCTTGTTGACGAGTGGGCGCGTCTGAGCGCCGACGGTGGCAATCCGGCCGACGTGTTCCTGTCCGGCGAGCAGGATGGCAGCTTCGGATATTTCGAATGGAGCGCTCCGGACAAGTGCCCGGTGGATGCTGCCGACGCGATCCGCCAGGCTAACCCGTCGCTCGGCTATGGCCCTATGACCGTGGCCAGTGTCCGAAGCGATATTGATGGCATGACCGAGGCCGCCTTCCGCACCGAGGTCCTATGCCAGTGGGTGACGGCCGACATCGTGCCCTACATCAATCCAAAATTGTGGGCGCATGGCACTGATAATGCGTCGTGCATTCCGGCTGATAATCGCGTGGTGTTGGCCGTCGATACCAGCGCCGACCGCCAGACCACGTATGTGGCCGCCGCGGGATTACGTGCCGATGGTTTGCCGCATGTGGAGCTTATAGCCAGGCGCGACGGCATGCTGTGGGTGCCGCATTTCCTCGACCTGCTTCGTGAGAGCTGGCCGAATGTCTGTGAGATTGCCGTGCAGTCTAAAGGGTGCCCGGCAGTCGATTTCATCGACCCGCTCACCGAAAAAGGGTGGAACGTGCATCTCATCGAAGGCTTCCGGCTTGGTGCCTGCTGTGGCCGCTTCTTGGACCGTGTACGCGAGGGCAAGCTTCGGCATTTGCCGCAACCCGCCATCGAACAGCAGGTGAGCGTGGCCGTCACGCGCAAGCTTGGCGAGGTCGAGGTGTGGGACCGTGGCAAGAGCGCATTGCAGATCAGTGGCCTCATCGCCGAATCGGAAGCGCTGTACGCCTTGGAGACCATGCAGTCCGTGGATGCGGAGCCGGTGAAGGCTTCCGCCTATTCGGGCCACGGATTGATGATTCTTTGAATTTTTTGAAGCGATTGGAGGTGCCTTATGGGCCTTTGGAGCGCCTTGAGGAACGTTTTCCAGCCGCGCTACAGCATTTCCTTCGATTTGTCCGACCAGATGGCCATGATTCAGGGCCAGACGGAGGCCGAGCTGTTCAAGACACAGCCCCACCTGCGCACCGTCATCACTTTCCTCGCACGGAACGTCGCACAGGTCGGATTGAAGGAATTCGAGCGCGTCAGCGACACCGACAGGCAGCGCGTGACCGATGATGTGCTGATAAACCTGCTGAAGCAGCCGAACGGCACGATGACCGGCTATGAGCTGATGCAGCAGCTTGTCGCCGACTTGGCTCTTTACGATAACGCCTACTGGATGGTCGCACAGAATCCGATCGGGACGTGGACAAGTTCGGCAGCTGGCAGATTCAGCCGATTCCGCCATGCTGGGTGCAGGCCAAGCGTGACGGCAGTGTCTTTCAGCCAGCCTTCTATCGGATTTATCCGAATCTCGGCACCGAATACTATGACGTGCCGTCGGATGACATGATCGTGTTCCATGGTTGGAACCCAGACGACCCGACGCAGGGCGTCACGCCAGTCAGGGCGTTGAAGGACATCATCAACGAGCAGATTCAGGCATGGAGCTATCGCACGCAGGTTTGGAAGCGTGGTGGCCGTATCGGCAGTGTGCTGATTCGTCCGAAGGACGCGCCTGAATGGACCGACGCGGACCGTGAGCGTTTCAAGCGTGGTTGGAAGGAATTCACCGACAAGGGCGCTCAGGCCGGTGCGACGCCACTGCTTGAGGATGGCATGGAGTTGAAGCGTTTGGGCTTCAACGCGCGTGAGGAGGAGTTCAGCGAGGTCACGAAGCTGTCGCTGTCCACCGTCGCGAGCGTCTATCACGTCTCGCCGGTCATGGTCGGCATCCTGGATAATGCGAATTTCAGTAATACGAAGGAATTCCGCAAGATGCTGTACAGCGAGACGCTTGGTCCTACCATGCGCATGATTGAGGACAGGATTAACACTTTCCTCGCGCCGAAGGTCGGCACTCCCGAAGCGAATTACATCGAATTCGACATTCGTAGCAAGCTTTCCGGTGATTTCGAGGAGCAGGCCAGTGTGATGAGCACTTCGGTCGGCGCTCCGTGGATTACGCCGAACGAGGCGCGCGCGAGCCAGAATCTGCCGCGTCTTGAGGGTGGTGACGAGCTGGTAGTGCCGCTCAACGTCACCAAGGGCGGTCAGGCGAGTCCGCAGGACGGTGGAGACCCCGCGCGTCCCGCCGACGGCTCCGATATTGAAGCTGACGATGGTGAGAAGACCTCGGAAATCGTCGGAATGTGGCGTGACCGGCTTGAGAAGAGCGTCAGATCGCGTTTCGGCGCTGGCATGGGCGTCGATGACATCAAATGGCTCAAATGGCAGAACGAACTGCAGGCTGACCTGACGATCAAGGCCGGTTTGAACCAGTTCGATGCCGGTGTGAGGGCATTGGAGGAGACGGAGGACATGCGAACGCATTTCAAGGAGGTGCATGATGCACTTTAAGGATTTCGACTGCCAGTTCAAGGCCGATGGCGATGATTCCGGGCTCAAGGACGGCGAATTCATCGCCTACCCTTCCACTTTCACCCGTGAACCCGACTGCTATGGGGACGTGGTGGCCAAGGCGCTTTCGACAAGACGATCAAGGCATGGCAGGACAGCGGCAATACACTGCCCGTGTTGTATGGGCATCGCATGGATGACCCCGATTACAACATCGGCGGCGTCGATTCGATGGGCGAGGACGATCACGGCTGGTGGATTAAGGGCCATTTCGACATGGACTCGCCGAAGGCCGCGCAGGTCTACCACCTGATCAAGGAAAAGCGTCTCAGCCAACTATCCTTCGCGTTCGACGTGATGGACGAGGGCGAGGTGGAGCTTGATGACGGCACCAAAGCCAATGAGCTCCGCGAATTGAAGGTGTATGAGGCGTCATTCGTCCCGGTCGGCGCGAATCAGGATACCGGCATCGTGGACGTGAAGGACGCGCTGCGCCGATTGAAGACCGGACGCACCCTCTCGCAGAAGAATCTAGACATTCTCTCGCAGATCGCCGATGACCTGACCGGTCAGGCGAAGAAACTCAAGGATTTCGTGGCTGAGAACATCACTCAGTCCGACAACAACAATGATGACAATGACCAGAGTGACGATGCGAAGGCATCGGATGCCGGTGCAGCCAAGAACGAGGAGCCCACAGGGGCCAAGTCCGAGGAGCCGGACGGTTTTTCCGAAGCGGAAGCGTTGCAACTCGCAATAAAGATTGCCCAAGTCGGGCGGAAAGGGGAGTGACCGTAATGGCATCTCTCAAGGAAAAGCGAGCCGCGCTTGTCAAGCAGCTCGAAGAAAAGCAGGGTCTGCTGGCCGCTGGCAAGGCTGATGGCGACACCATCGCATTCGTGAGGAGCGCGCTGGCTGAAGTCGAGGGCATCGACCGTCAGCTGGACGGCATGAAGCAGTCCGATGATCTGCTCGCGCAGATCGGCAAGCTCAACGCCAAGTCTGGCGTGCAGCAGGTCGGAGGCTCCGACGCCATCCATGCCAAGAGCGCCGGCGAATATTACGTCAAGTCCATGCAGAAGGCTGGATTTGATGTGAAGTCCGCTATCGCTCATGGCTACGAGGTCGAGTGCAAGGCGAACACCGACACCAATGTAGAAGGTGCGCCGTCCACTGGCTACGCTCCGTATCTGACCCAGACAGACACCGAGCCTGCTCGCCCGTATCAGCGTCCGCTGGTCGTGGCAGACCTGTTCGCCACCGGCTCCATCACCGGCACCGTCCTGCAGTATCCGGTCTTCGATGAGCTGGAAGGCAACGCCAAGATGGTCGAGGAGACCGGCGCCGCCCCGCAGGTCCATTGGAAGGACCCGACTTGGAAGCAGGACAAGATCGGCAAGGTGGCCAGCTTCTTCGGCATCAGCGAGGACATGATGGATGATCTGTCCTGGGTCATCGGCGAAATCAACGACGCCGCCCAGTATGACCTGAAGCTGCAGGAGGAAACGCAGCTGCTGTCCGGTGATGGCAGTGAAAACAATCTGACCGGCCTTTTCAACCGTGGTATTCAGACGATGGACAAGGATGAGCTGTCCGACGCCGACCGCCTGTCCAAGGCGGCCCTGCAGATCACCACCACCACCCAACTTCCAAGCCGACGCCTACGTGATGAACCCGCTTGACTTCTGGAAGCTGACCATTGCCAAGGATGCGAACGGCAACTACCTCAACCTGACTGATGGGGCCAAGCTGTGGAACATCCCGACCGTGGCCACCGCCGCCATCACCGAAGGCACCGCGCTGGTCGCGCCTTCAAGAGCGCCAAGGTGCTGCGCAAGGGCGGTCTGGTCGTGAAGATGACCGACTCCGACACCGACGATTTCCTGCACTTCAAGCAGAAGTGCCGCGTCTCCGAGCGTCTGGGCCTGCAGGTCAAGTATCCGAAGGCCTTCGTTAAGGTCACTCTCGGTAAGGCGGCCTGATCATGACGCAGAAGTACGTGCGCTTCGCCACTCCGAAAGAGGCGAACATCGACAAGACGCAGGACGTGGCGGAGCTTGTGGCGCTTGACGCCAAGGGCAAACCGGTCACTATCGGCGGTGCCGCCTCTCTTCCGGTGGCGAAGAATGTGCCAAAGGCAGCTTCTGACGCGCCGACCAAGCAGGAATTCGATGCGCTTATCGATTCTCTGGTGGCCGCTGGCCTGATGGCAGCCAAGTAAGTGATTGGGGGTGCGGCATGACTGCCGTGATTGGTGATCTGATTCCAAGCGCCGACTCCTTCCAAGTCGATGCCGGTTTCAAGATGAGGGCCGCTCAGGCTGCGATTCGCAAGTATTGCGGCTGGCATGTCGCGCCTTCCGTCACCCGTACGGTTCGCTTGGATGGTCATGGCGGCGACTCGCTTCTCTTGCCATCCAAGCATGTGACCGCGCTTTCGAGTCTGAAGCTCGATGGCGTGGAGCACGTGCAGGACGCGCGTTTCAGCGAGGCTGGGAGCCTCGTGCTGGTCAATGGCGCCACCTTCCCTGATCTGCCGGGGAGTGTGGGAGCGACCATCACTGATGGCTGGGATTTGGAGGATGTGCCGGAAGTGCAGATGATCCTGTTGGACATCGCGTCTCGTGTGATGCAGGTGCCCGGCACGGTATCCTCACAATCCACGAATGGCTCAAGCGTCACCTACCGGTCGGGTTCCGATGGTGGCGTGCCTAACGTGGCGCTTTTCGATTCCGAGAAGCGTACGCTGCAGCCTTACCGCTTGTCGTGGGGGGTGAAGCCGTGACTTCCGCGTTGGATTATCTCGGCCATGGTTCGTCCTTCAGCATGCCGGGCGTGACCAAGTGGCGGCGACTGCGTGCCAAACGCAAGACCAACCCGTACAATCCGGCGCAGAACGAGCCAGACTGGAGCGTGCCTCCGGACGAGCTCGCCATCATGGGCGCCCTCGCCTCCAGCTCCAGCACCCGTACGCCGGACACGCTCGACACACAAACCGAATCAACGGCGTACCTCACCATCCCGATCCGACAGCCGACGTGAAAATCGGCGACCGGATCCGCGCAGACCCCGACGACGGGCGCTTGTGGGAAGTCGACGGATTCCCATCGAAGGATGTGAACGCGTTCACGGGGTGGCGTCCGACCTTGGAATGCCGTCTGACGGAAAGAAAGGGCTGACAATGGCGAAAAACAGGATATCGGTCGACTTCAACCCGAAGTTCTTCGACGGGATTCTCAATAGCGCGGGAGTCAAGGCGCTCACCACGCTGGCCGCGAACAGGGCCCTCGCCTGCGCGAGGGCGGCAGCTCCAGTCGATACCGGCGCATACCGCGACGGCCTCGGAATCGAGGAGGTCAAAAGGGAGCACCGAACGACCGTCATGGTCGTCGGCCACGACTCTAAGACCCTGCTCGTGGAGGCGCAGACCGGCAATCTGGCCAAAGCGTTGAGGAAGGCGAGGGTCTGATGGCAAGCGTCATTCCACCAGACCTCGAACTGTTCCTCACCGGATGGCTGCGCTCCAACATCACGGACATCCCCGGCCTGCAGGTCGGAAACCGCATCCCTGACGGTTACGACGGTTCCTATCCGCTCGTGGTCGTGCGTGACGACGGCGGCACGCAATCCGCCGACCGCGTGACGTTCGACAGGTCGATAGGCGTCAACGTGCTCGGATGGACGCGCAACGATACGAAACCATGCCGTGATCTGGCGGCCCGCGTGTACGGCGTGCTGACCGGCGAGCCCGGCATCCTCATCGGATTCGCCGAAGGCAGCCGCATCTGCGCCGTCGTGCCTGACGGATGCAACGGCCCGTACCCGGTCAGCGAGGACGCGGCATGGTGCCGCTACTACATGACCGCCGAATATTCGACGGCCGGAATCAGACAACCATAGAAAGGAAACGCCATGGCCAAAGACAGTCAGGGCATGGATCTGGGACAGGTGGAGGCGCTCGTCACCGCCGCCATCATGATCGTCCCGTACTCCACCGAAAACAAAATCACTCCGGAGATGATCGCATCCAGCAATGCAACGCCGGAACTTCCGGCCGCCTACAATCGGTCGACCGCATGCATCGGACTCGTCAAGTCCGACGGCGGCAACCAGGATTCGCGCGACGGCGACGACCCGCTGGAGTTTTTGCAGGACGGTTATAAAAAGCTGCCGCTGGCGACCAGCCTCACGCAGACTTCAGTCCGGCCGAAAACAACGCGCTGACCCGCAAAATCACCATCGGCGAGCCGGACGCGCAGGGCGTCTACACGTGGCCGACATCATCCAGGACGCGAAATGGATGGTGTACGAAGAGGAGACGTTCGACACCGGGCGCGTCCACCGTCGTGCCGGCGTCATGCAGGTCACCGGCAACGAACCTGACCAGCAGGAGCGTGGCTCGGTCACCGGCCGCGCGCTCACCGTCGAATGGATGAAGGACCCGCTGTATGTGGATGCGGAGCATCCGAACACCAGGTGGATCGAAAGCTGGTACGACCCAAAAGCGTGACGGCGGTGGCCGTGACCTCGGCTGACGGAAACACGAAGCCGTCGGTCGTCCAAGGCGCGAAGCTCGCGCTCAAGGCCGTCGCCACCCATGTGGACAAGACCACCGTGGACGTGACCGGACAGGCCACGTTCACATCCAAGGATGCAGGCGTGGCGACCGTCGATGGCGGCACGCTCACCGCCGTCAAGGCCGGAAGCGCGAGAATCAACGCCACCTATGACGGCGTGACCTCACCCGATCTGACGGTCACCGTCACCGCACGCGCCGCCTGACCGGCGGACGAAAATCTTCCCGGACCGCCTATCTCGCCTGTCTGCGCGGTCCGGGAATCTTCTTTTCCACGGCAGGCAGGCGAAAAAGCAGATAGGACAAGACAATGACTTCCACTTCCATCGACTTCAAACCGACCATCGAGGATTTCGACCAGTGGACGGAAAAAAACGACGAGGAGGCGTTCGCCTCCATCGCGCAAAACTACAAGGTGCGCCACATCATCAAGGGCGATGTGTATTGGGCGCTCGTGCCCGGCGGACGCACGTACAAGCTCCCATTGTCGATGAGCATCGACGATTTCACCAGACTGTCGAACACGTCCGATGACACGGAGAGCGTGGAACAGCTCAAACGCATTCTGAGCGCATTCGCCGGAGACAAACAGGCGAAAGCGCTGAACGGCGAACCGGTGCAGGTCGTGTTCAATCTCCTGTCCGACTATGGCGACGCTGTCGTGCGCGCGCAGGGAGCCTCACTGGGAAAATCCAATGGTTCTCCCGCCAGCTCGCCGAACATGGGAGTGTGATCCGAGCCGATTTCACGGCACGTGGGTGGAGTCTGCAGGCCGATCTTGGCGGCAGGCTCCGCTACGGCGACGCGATAGCGCTCCTTGAACAGCTTATCGGCGATCCGTCATCCTACACTGGCGCGGAGCTCAACGGCTTGGATTATCCGGCCCGTTGGGGCGAGATGCCGGTCATCTACGCGCTGGGCGGCGAAGAGTATCCGAAGCCTTTCGATTCGCTTGCGGAACGATTGCGGGCGGATAGGGAGAAGGCCGAGCGTGAGCGGCTGCGCGAACAGACCAGGGGCATGAGTCCGGTTTTCCGGACTCTTTACGAAGACTGAATAACTGAATAGTGGAGGTGCCGCATGGCGTTCGGCAGCGAACTCGGTTCCGCGCATATCAGCGTTTTCCCGTCAATGAAGGGTTTCCGCAGCGTGGTCAACAAGGAGGTCGGCGCGAGCGGCAAGGCCGCGTCGAAGACCTTCGACGGTAGCTTCAACGGCGCCAAGAGCGGTGGGCTGTTCGGACACGCGTTCAAAAACGGCTTCAAGGAGTCGGCGAACGGTCTCGGCGCGGATGTGCTGAAATCCTATGAGCGTGACGTGGCGAAGTCCACGGCCGCATACCGTCAGGCCATGCTCCAGCAGAAGTCCGCGGCGAATCAGGTGCGTGCCGCCGAGGAAAGCGTCGCCAATGCCGTCGCCAAGCACGGCGAGGGCAGCACGCAGGCCGAGGCCGCGACCATCAGACTCGAACAGGCCCGGCTGAAGCTGTCCACCATGACCGACCGGGCGACGCAGGCCGAGAACCGGTTGAAGGACGCGCAGAAGGCGCTCAAGGACGCGCAGGACAATCTCGCCGCCAACAGTGGTTCGCTTGGATCGGCGTTCAAGAATCTTGGCGCGGCCATCGTCCAGCCGGTCTCCGGCGCGTTCGGACGGGTCAAAAACGCGGCAACGTCGGCGTTCTCCGGCATCGCCACGAAAGCCCGCGACGGCATGAGCGCTGCCGGCGCCGCCATGCAATCCACCGCGTCACGTCTTACCGCGCCATTGTCGGCAAAGTTCTCCGCGATGAGCTCGGCCATCGCGGCCAGGATACCCGCCCCGTTCAAAAACGTCAGCAATGCCATCGGCGGTTATCTCGGCAACGTCGGCGGCGCGGTCGGCGGCGTGCTGTCGCAGATTCCCGGAGCGGCCGGCAGTGTCGCGTCTGCGATAGGCTCGAAGCTCAAAAGCGGTGCCGACACCGCATGGAATGCGATCAGCTCCATGTCCGGCAAGGCCGTAGGCGCTTTGAAGAGCGTCGCCACGGTCGGACTGGCCGGCGTCGGCGCCGCCGTCGCTGGACTGGCCGGCATCGGCAAGAGCGCGCTCGACGCGTACGCCACCTACGAGCAGGCCGTCGGCGGCGTGGACACGCTGTTCAAGGGCGCTTCAGGCACCGTACAGAAATACGCGGCGGAAGCGTACCGGACAGCCGGAGTGAGCGCCAACGAGTACATGACGCAGGTCACGAGCTTTTCCGCCTCGCTGATCAGCTCGCTCGGCGGCGACACCGCGAAGGCCGCGGAACTTGGCAACACCGCCATGGTCGACATGTCGGACAACGCCAACAAGATGGGCACCGACATCGAGTCCATCCAACAGACCTACCAGAGTCTGGCGCGCGGCAATTACGCCATGCTCGACAATCTGAAGCTCGGCTACGGCGGTACCAAATCCGAGATGGAGCGTCTGATCCAGGACGCAAACAAGGTCAAGCAGGCGAACGGCGAGATGGGCGACCTGTCCATCGACAAGTTCTCCGACGTGGTGCAGGCCATCCACATCATGCAGCAGCAGATGGGCATCAGCGGCACCACCGCCAAGGAGGCCGCGACAACCATCGAGGGCTCCGTCAACATGATGAAGGCCGCATGGCAGAACTGGCTGGCGGAACTCGGCAAAGACAATGCCGACATCAACGGATTGACCACCCAACTGGTCGATTCGGTCGGCACGGTCATCCAGAACGTGGGGCCGCGCATCGCGCAGATCATCACCGGCATCACCGCAGCACTGCCGCAACTGTTTTCCTCATTGGGCAGCACCCTGCCGGCGCTGGTCATGCAGATACTGCCGCCGGTGCTCGGCGCGTTGGGACAGCTTGGCACGATGCTGCTGACCAGCGCGACGACATGGATCTCGACGAGCCTGCCGCAGCTGCTCGCCCAGTTCCAATCGTGGGTCACGTCGAGCCTGCCGTCGTTCCTGCAAACCGGATTGACGATGATAACGAACCTGTTGCAGGGCATCGTGCAGGCATTGCCGCAGATCGCGTCCACGGCTGTCATCGTGCTGACGACGCTGTTGGACGGATTGTCGGCCCAATTGCCGCAGCTCATCCCCATCGGCATCAACGCCGTCCTCAACCTCGTGCAAGGCATCCTCAACAACCTGCCGCAGATCATCGACAGTGGCCTGAAGCTCATCCTCGGACTGGCTCAGGGCCTCATCAACGCCATGCCGGACTTGGTAGGCAAGGCTCCGATCCTTATCGGCCAGCTTGTCGGTGGCATCATCAATCGTCTTCCGCAGATCCTGCAGGCTGGCGTCCAGCTGCTCGTCGCACTGGCCAACGGATTCATCTCGTCGGTTCCGAGGCTTATCGGCTCAATTCCAGGCATGGTCGGCCAGATCATGCGCGGGTTCACATCTGTTAACTGGGGTAGCGTCGGCCTGAATATCATCACGGGTATCGCGTTCGGCATCGCAGGCGCGGCAGGTAGGCTCGTGTCTGCCGCCGTCAACGCGGCCACGAACGCGTTGGATTGGGTGAAACGCAAGCTTGGCATCCATTCTCCGTCGCGAGTGTTCCGCGATCAGGTCGGTGAGATGATCGGCGAGGGCATGGCGGTCGGCATCGACGAGAGCGCTTCGAAGGTGAGGAAGGCGGCCGGTAGGCTGACCGGCATCCTGCCTTCGCAGGACGCCTCGTATTCCGTCGGCGTCGCCAACGCCTCGCGTGGCGTTAACGCTGCCTCCTACGGCAATGGTGGGAGCGTGACGAACATCACGCAGACGTTCAACTATCCGGCCATCGCGCCGACGTCGATAAGCACGCAGCAGAAATTGCAGACGGCGGCCATGCCGCAATGGTAATCGGAAGGGATCCGGATGAAAGTCAGCTATTCGCTCAACGGCCAGCCGCTCGACTCCGAGCGGATGCGCGTCATCGTCGGCACTACACATTACACGGCGCTGTCGCCGATCGTTGACACGGTGCAGGTGAGCGGACGCAACGGCGTCATCGTAGGCTCCTCGATTCCGGTGCTGGACGCGCCGGAGCTGACAGTCAAGGTCGCGGCGTGGGGCGCGGATTCCGATTCGCTGATCGCGCGTTTCCGCGCCATGTGCCTGTCTGCCGCGAAACTCACGCTCGGCAGAACGGAGACAACGGAGGGCGGCTCTTCGCGCAGCATGGTCACTCGCGTCGTGTGCACGTCCTGCGAGCCGGACGATGACGAACGCCCTTTCAGTGACCTGCGCGTCATGACCGCCGTGTTCCAACTGCCGGACGTGTTTTGGCGTGGCGTGCAGTGGCAGGAGGTGACGTTGGCCGCGTCGGGCGGCAGGCTGCTGCCGGGCGGGGTTTCCAAGCCGAGCGGCAAGGGGTATTGGACGCGCTGGCAGGGATTGCCTAACGCCAGTCCGTCCGAGCTTTTCGACACCGTGCCGGAGGGCTGGCTTTCCAACGCGCCAATCGGCACGCTGGTCTTGCGTTTCGGTGCCGTCACTGGTGTGACCATCAGTGACCCGGTAAGTGGCACGAATCTAATGTGGGGCGGCAAACGCGATGCCTCACGGCCTTATCTTTTCGTCGATGTAGCCAATCGCAAGGCGTGGACGGCGGCCAATGCCGACGCATGGTCTGGCGGCACGGATGCGTCGAATGGCGTCGACTGGACCACCGAGCCACTGCAAGTGTGGCCCGCAATCGATTCCGGCGATTATCGCCTCGCAATCAAACAGACCGGCAGCGCCGACAAGGTGACATGCCGGTTTTTGCAATCCTGGGAGTAGTTAATCATGGGCAAGTCTTTGCATGCTCGTCTCGTGGCATACCGGCCGTTCGGTGCAAGAATCGGCGTATTGGCGGAGCCGGTGAGCTTCAGCGCCTCGATGCTCCACAATGATGACGGAGCCATCAGCATCGAATACTCCATGCTTTCCGGCGACGCGCAGGCGTTCGACCGAGAGCTTACCGATGGCCTCGAAGTGGCCGTGGAAGTGTCGGACGGAACCGGCTATCGCGAGCCGGACAACGCGCGTTTCGTGATTACCGGACGTCCGGCAAGACGGACGACCGCACCAAGACCGTCACCTATTCCGGCCAGTCGA